TGATGTTTGTGTTGCAGTAGCTGTTGCAATGGTTGTTGTACCGCCAGATGAAAGACCATTAAATGAACCAGTACCACTAGCAGTAACCCCGCCTTGTATAGTTATTGAGCCATCTACATAAGCATTAGACTGTACTGCTAAGTTACCTTGTACTCTAGCGTTGCTAGTCGTATTAAATACATCGGTTATTGCACTTATTGAGTTTGTTGCGGTGTTGTATTGAAATACTGTGTCGTTTGCTGTTCCAACCATGTAAACACGATTGTTTGCAGTAGAATCAATAAACAAACCTGTAGGGGTTGTTTCTTGAAAACCAATATAAAAAGAATTTTCAAATACTGCGGTAGAAACATTAAATGCAGTCCCAAGCGCATATTGGCTAATATCGTCACCAGTTTGACCAAGAATCCACATGGTTAAACCATCAGCACTTAGGTTTACTTGGTTTGGTGTTGTGTCTTGAGAAACGCTAAACAAAATACTTGCGTAAGACGCAGTAGACACATCCCAAGCCGTACTTAAAGTGTATTGAAATACTGCATCTGCGGATGTTCCAATAATATACATTACTGTGCCATCAGGCTTAAACCATAAACCAGTTGGTGATGATTCTTGTGAATTTACATTAAACGATTTAGATGCGTAAGTTGCAGTAGAAATATCAAAGGCAGAAGATAATGTGTATTGAAAAACAGTATCATTTGTTGCCCCCATAATAAACATCGACAAACCATCAGGTTTAAAGAATATATCGTTTGGTGCAGAATCTTGTGCTGAAGTAGAAAACAATCTGACAAAAGTTGCAGTTGATACATCCCATGCAGTTGATAGTGTGTATTGGTTTACATCATCACCACTAGAACCATTAACATACATATTTAATCCATCAGGACTAATAAATAATCCATTTGGGGTAGCTTCTTCAGCCGTAATAGATTTACTTAAACCTGAGTAATTCCAGCCAGTAATGCCTGTGTTAGGTGCTATTTCTGCATCAGTACCGCTAGTGGCAATGTCTACAGTAGTAAATACGCCCGTAGATGGGGTAGTAGCACCGATAGTAGTGTTGTTGATTGTGCCGCCTGTGATGGCAGCAGCAGTCTTTTCTACTTTGTCTGTGTTGAGATTAGTAAAATTAGCATCTACTTCTACATGTGTAAGCGGAGAGCCTTTACCGGCTCTGGTAACAATAGTAGACATATTAAGCTAAGGTAACAGATAGATTACCAATTGCGATCTTAAATACATCTCCTGTTTCTATTGTTTTAGAACTGTCTAGTGCTGTATGGTAGTACAGATTACCGCTTGTGCTTGCATCCAATATTCCAATATGGCTTACTGTTCCCCAAGTCGATGTGCATTGTGGGAACTCTACCGCAGCAGAGTTTGTAGATACACCATTGCTCGGTGCGCCAAAAGTTACTGATTGTCGAGCATACGATCCACCACTTACCTCTGTTCCTGATCCAGCATCTGTTGGGTCTGCTGTATAGAGACCAACATAGACTACAGAAGGAGAGGTAAAAGTTGTTGCTCGTAGAGTTGCATTGATTAGTGCGTTCTCTAGGTAGTTTGACATTTCAGCCATGGTATTTCCTTATCGTGATGTAACGCGCATTTGTAATGGAACACCCGAATATTCACCAGTTTGGTCTGCATCGGATATATTGTTAATTGCTCTGTCGTACAAGTTTGCCCATGTCTGACTTCTTGCATCATTAATTAAGTATGGCTCTGCTTCTAAAAGAGAGGCATAGAGGAGAGCATCTGGATAATTAGCAAGAAATACATTGCTTGCATTACTAGTAGACAATACAGTAGGTTTAGCATAGTAGAGGATCTCCAATGTATACGCTGTATCTGGCTTTGGTGCAAACTCAAACTCAGTTGCTAGAATTGTGTAATAAATTGGTTTGCCACTTTCGTCTGCCGGTGCATCCCTAGTAAACTGACTAGGAGGCATATAGGTAATTGGGTATCTTGGGTTGCCTTGGATGTGTAAATCACGAATCCCTAAAAAGTCTGTAGGTAGGGCTGCTTTGCGATCACCACTTACTGTTAGCGCGGTAGCTGACTTTAGCATCTGCCGAGTGCGTAAATCTCTAGCCATGCGTAACTCTGCAAAGCCAATAAAGTCGGGGATAACTGCTGTTAGGTCAGATCGACCTAAGTAGTTAGCCACCGATGCTTTGAGATCGGTAAAGTTTGTATAAGCCATAATCTCTCTTAATCTTTTGGTATTTCGATGTTGTCCCAGCCATAGACATACTGCCCAATGTGCCGGATGCCTTTAGATAGATCGTGATCTACCCAAGTATCAAATCCTGCATCCTTTGCTTTTATGCAAAAGTAAATATCCTCGCCTAATATCTTATTATTGCCAAGTTGCTCAAAGTAGAAATAAGGTTCTTCCATCGCCTTAAACACTTTGGTTTTAACCAACATTACTCCGCAGCCAATGCCATCAGCCTTACTGATTCCTGACATTGCGTTGGAATAAATAGGAAACCAATCGACAGATCCATCCACTTCGCTTATCTTGAAGTTTTTGGCTGTCGGTTTGACAGGCTCAGATCGTGTTGTCGCATTGACTCCGATAATATCTTTATCGTGAGCCATGAGAATCTTGAGTGTGTCCTTTGGAAACCTCATATCAGCATCTACAAACAATAGATAGTCTGCCTTAACTTCTAAGGCTGTTTTTACCAAGCTATTACGCTGATCGAATATTAGCGTTCCAGCACTCGTAAACAGGTCTATATCGTGTTTTGTGGTCTTAATGGTATACGCGCACATTGCCACTAAATCAAACGCTGTAGCGACCTCCATTTGCCCTCTAGCAGGGATACAAATAGCAATCTTCATACTTCACCCCCTCTTGTTCTAAACACCCTGTTATCGGGGTCATTTAGCCATTTCTTGAGGGATTTAGGGTCTTGGATATGAAAGCCACGCATAATGCCTTTAGCGTTCAGATCATTAATAATTGCTAGGGGTAATTCTGCTATCTTGTTCTTTGGGTCAAACACTTCGCCTGACCATCCTGTTTTGCCAGGATTATTGTTGTACTGCGCTTTTGTATGCTCTGCAAAATCCGTTAAATCGGTTTGGGAGTGGATAATAATCCCACCATCTCCATCCGATAATACTGTACGAATCTCGCCATCTACAGTTTCTAAGTATTTCTTCACAGTTTGATCCACCTTTCAGGAATAATATCGCTATCGTCTAGCCCATTGGTGAACCACTTTTTCGGTGCTACTACTTTGTTTCCTTTAGCAAGCCAAGCACCCCACCAACCATACGAGCTATTCGCTATGATATGGTTTTTAAAGGAAGAAAGCAACGCTAAATCTTGCACAGGATTGTTACATGGCATGACCATATCAGCCCATTCTAGGTTCTCTGCACACCACTTAGGGTCATCTGAGAAAACCACAAAAACGCTGTTAGGGAAGTTCTTTCTAGCCTCCCTATAATAAACCTCATCCAACTGTACGAAAACATCTGGTAGGCTTAAATAATCGCCTCTACGGACTGTTACTGCCACCATGTTCTCGTCTATCTCTGCCTTGGGTAGATAAAACTCCTTGCGGATCTCATCTTCTACAAAGTCAAAGTATTTCTCCGACTGCCAATAGCCCACCATCATTCCTGATTTGGTGATCTCTTGGTAACTATGTTGTCTTTCCTTTATCGGTTCTGCAAAGTTATTTGTTACATGAAACGATATAGGGAAAACCCTTAGTTCATACTGTCTATTTTTGTTTACTTCATAAAATGTTGTGTTTAACTCTAGAGTTTCCCCTAATGTCTTAGCAACTGCGTATCCTGCTGCGTATTGGAACATCTGGTTGCCCAGACCTCCCATAATGTAAACGATCATAGAAAAGAGGGTAGATTTTGTCTACCCTCTATTCTACTTATTATCTACCGAATATCAAGCAGATAGGTCAAATGCGCCACCATGAGCAGCTTCGTTGCGAACTTCCAAGGTCAATTCAGCCAAGATTTGCTTCTTGTCAGCATCGCCAACTTTAGCAATATCATTGGTCTGGAATGGGCGGAGGTACGCTAATGCTGCATACTCAGGATCGAGTACGAGGGCATCACGAGTACGCATAAAGCGGTTAGGAACGATCTGCAATACACCAAAGTCGGACTGATATAAATCAGCACCGGCTAGGATGGTTGCTTGACCATTCGTAGGTACTTGATAGCGTTGAGCAGCCAAGCCAGTAAAGCCTGATACTGTCTGCTTGAGAGCGGGCGATACCATCAATACGGAAGGCGTACCACCACTAACAAATACCTTGCTGATAACATCCTTGAGGATGGTCTCAGTAAATGTACGAGTTGTACCATCGGTACGAACTGAAACACCGATTGTTGTTGGGTCTACACCAGCAGTTGTGCCAGCAGATTTGTTTGTGTTTGTCTTGATGTAAGACAACAACGAACTCATCTTACGAGCTACAGAGCCAGATGTACCTGCTGCTTGAGCTTGGTTAGCGGTAATGATTGTCTCAATATCACGCTTAATTTCAGCAGAAGCCTTTGCCAACTGGTAAGCCATCTCAGACTTACGACCAGCAAGGTCAGAAGCCAAGAGAGTACCAGAAACCATAACAGTCTTACCAACGATCTGTGTAAGGTTGCCGAGGCGAGTTGTTGGGCTGATTGTGCCTTCTGTTGCTGTTGCGCCTTCAACTAAAGCATTTCCTGTGGTTGCTGCTGCAAGAGCATCAGTCTGCCACTCGTGGTTGATAGAAGTCGCTTTGGTTTTACCAATAGACGACATGATTGGGGTGTCGGTAGGGCTGATGTCATAAATAACATCTGTTAAGTCCTCACGCGCACCAATTGCGGTGTAGCGATCATATGCTGCCATGATTAAATTCCTTTATAAAAATCGTTCAAATAAACGAACCGCATCTTTTTTATTGCCAGATTGGCGTAATACGGCTCTCTCTTTTTTAAATGTTTCA